GCTAGGATCGGAATAACGATTCTTGAGTTGCTTAACCATGATCTGGTTGAGACTTTCAAGTTCCTCTGATCCAATGAGGGCAAACATAAAATCAGCTGTGGCTGGGAGTCCAAAGGATTCCGATGTATCCTCCAGTCCCACGTCGCTGTTCGAATATCCGCTTCGAGTTGTTTGAGTTGCACTGACGATAGGGACGCTGAACTCAACCGCCAACCCTCGCAACTCTTCTGCGATTGCTTTGACAAGGGTATAAGAATTGACGTTGGCTCCATGGCGTATCCTTGATGATGAGCAGATGTTTAGGTAATCGATATAGATAATATCAGGAACAAAGTTTTTCTTAATCTTCAATTCATTAAGAAGGTGACGGAAGTTGGCACTACCAGCACAGGCTGTAGGATATTCTTTGATGACCAACTTACCATCAGTTTTTTTCTTGAGCCTGTTAATTTTCTTATCATATGAATCTTTAGGAATCAACTTCAATTCATCAACAGGAATGTCAAGCAAGTTAGCATCAATACGTTCAGCGATGCGCTCTTCTGCCATTTCAAGAGTGATGTAAAGAACATTCAACCCTGCTGTCAAATTAGCAGCAGCGCAGTGACACATGAACAACGACTTACCAACACCAGTACCAGCAAGCGCAATGTTCAATGTTTTCCTTGGCAATCCACCTTGCGTAATCTTATTCAGATACGAAAGGTCGAACGGGATACGAACTTCCTTGGCGTGATAAAACTCATAGCGCGCATCCGCGTCTTCAATGAAGTCGTGCCCAATATGCGTGTCAAAAGATACACCAAGTGCATCTGATAAGATTTGCGGAATTGCCCCTTTGGAGGTTTTCCCACTCTTATCGTCGAGAATTTGAATTGATGCCATAATGGCGTTGTATACTGCCTTTTCTTGACAAAACTTTTCGGTTTGGTCAATAAGCCACTGGAGTTCTGACGACCTCTCTTCAGGTTTGATTTCTGAGAGCACATCTTTGCAACGCTTGAACGTTTCCTCATTCAAACCTTCCTTGTTAGTAAGATCGATCGCCAACGCCTCGATAGTAGGAAATGCATTGTAGTTCTTCACATACTCATTAATTAATTGAAAAACAACTTTTTGCGTTTGATCTGAAAAATATTCGTCCTTCAGAAAAGGAATAACTTTACGAGCATAGTCTTCATTATTAACCAAATTGTTGAAAATCAATTGTTCAACAGCCATTAAAAATCCCTGACGTTTTTGAAAATACCAAGCGCATAATTTTCAGCTGCATCCTCTACATAACGCAAAGACTTACCAGCATACAATATACTATGATAATACTTGTCATTGACGTAAAAGTCAATGTTGTAATCTTCACCATTAAGAATTACGACTGCCTTCTTGGTCTTGTCGTCGCTGTAATACTCAGAAATCTCACGCTGCATCTTCATCATCCTTATCTTCCATAATAGAGCCCATGGCGATTTTATACTTTGATTGAATAAAATTAGCGAAGTCAGTTTCCTGGAACATCTTCAACCAAAACTTACCGTTATCAACTATATCTGAGGCTCGCATGTTTGGAGCGAGCAATTCTCCTGTTGTGCGATCCACAACCGCATACCATCCAACCTTTGGCTTAGATATGTAGCCGCCATCCAAAGCGACATCAAGCAAACCAGACCAACGATTAATTCCTCCCTCGAAAGAAACTGTAATAGGGATCTTAGACTTTTCCTTAACATAACGGGACTTCTCTACATTGATGACAAAGTGATAGCCTGAAATTTCAGTGCCATCCTTGTCTTGTTGACGACCGAGAATCCAAATATTATCAGCACCATAGTAACTACCAGTGCCACCGCCAACAATATCTTTTGGAAACATTCCGATTTCCTTATAGGTGTGATTGATCACAGCCATAGGAATATCCTTTAGTGATAGATGAGATGTAATCATTCTGAACAATGACTTGAGCTGCTTTGCTCGTGTCATATCAGCAACACTTTTTTGGTCGAGTGCATCTTCAACTTCCTTTTTAGAAGCAAGATTGCCGATAGAATCAACCACAATCATAACGCGATCACCACGCTCAATGTTTTTGAGCTGTGCCATAATGTCGAACTTCAGCTCTTCAACGTCAGTAATTGGAGTGTGAACAACTGAATCAAAAGGGATACCAAATGTTTTGAAATATGCTTGAGGAGTGCCGAACTCAGAATCGTAAAACAGGACAACACCATCAGGATACTTCTTCAAATAAGAGGAAGCGAGAAGAAGTGCGAAACCAGTTTTGAAATGCTTAGAAGGACCAGCAAGCATCGTAATACCTGGCGTAATACCACCATCAACTGAACCAGATAGTGCGACATTGATCATCGGCACTGATGTTTGGATCATATCTTTCTTGGTGAAGATCTTACTGTTTTCGAGTGTAGCGGTAAGATCGATAGTGCTATTCTTAATTAACTTTTCTTTAAGCGACATGTGTTTCTCCTGTATATCGATATATTATTAGTATAACTTGTATTTGTATATTTGTCAACTGTTAATGTATGCGTCCATATCTTTGATAAACTTTTTAATTCTCTTTTCTCGATCTGGCCAAACGATAGTGTCCTTTTCCGGATTCTTCATCAGATTATTAAGCAATGGCATAATCATCTTACGCAATCCTTGAACCTTATCCTCAGCCTGTGCTGTTTTTGATAACATTTCCTCTGAATCGGTAAATGTAAAACCAAAGTCATCATTTTCGTTTAAATCAATATTCATGAAAAGAAATCCTCCAACGTTGAACGATGTTCAACTTCCCAACCAATAACTTCTGCGATTGATCTGAGAGGTTCAAGAAATGCTTTTGTAAATTGAAGCTCTCTATCAACATATTTATCAAGACCAAATTCATCAGGCAACTCGTCAGGTGTTGCGATAACTGTGTCACCAATAGGATTTGGCTCCTTGAGATATGCAAACTTAACTTTATCACCATCCTGAATTGGCGGAATATTCTTGATGCCCTTTTGAAGCAACAGCGAATTAAACAGGAGCGAACCCTTTACATGAATGGGCGTACCCTTGATATAAATGTCACCTTTACCATTATACTTCTTCATTCCTTTTACACCACGAGGAAAAGCAACATCTTCAAAGGGCAGCTTCATAAACTGTTCCTTAAAGTCAGCGATAAACTTTTGCAGCGCAGCCTGATCCTCATTCATAATAACTTCAAGCGCCTTCTTAATATTTTCGCGACAAGCATGCGGTGTTGATGAACGAACAGCCTCAATACCTTGTAGCTTCAACTTTGGCTTATCATATTGTACACCTTCAACGTTCCATGCGTTGAGGATATACATCTTCTTGCCACGCCAGATGCCCTTGTTAGCAATAGTTTCACGCTTCATCTGCATTTTCTGCTGATAAGCATTCATCATATCCGCCAACTCTTGATACCAACCATCAAGCTTCGGCTGAATTACTTTCTCACAAAAAGCATCAATCGCACCTACTATAAACCTTTCATCGTCATTATTGAGTTGCTCTACCATTTTTTCCATAGTGACATAGATAGAGTCAGTATCAGAGGCAATAACGTAATCCACGCTATTTGTCCTCATCATTTTGTTAAGGAAAGCATTTATCTTACGCTCAACCCAACGAATTGAAAGCTGACCAGATGTTGTAATTGCTTCCGCGTGATTGAAGTTAAACCAACGGAAGTATTGGTTACCCAACGCACCATAAGCTGAGTTCAGCTGAATTTTTTTGGCCATCTGCATGTTATGATATCGAGCTACCAACTTTTCGTCTTCAAGACTTTTAGTTTTCTCATAACGCTGCTTCGCTTCAATCATCATTTTCTTGTACTTGGTGCGATCGTTATACATCTTTTCCATCAGCGCAGGTAGAAACCCTTGCTTATCTCTGGAATAATAACAACCATTAGCAGCATAACAAACGCCAGCAGTAGAACGATAATTGGCACCGAAAACAGATGTACCAGTCAGCAGTTGATCAATGCTTGGCATATCGGATAATTTACCACAGAAAGTTTCAGGGCTGATATTATACTGCATAATCAGGTGAGGATACAGAGAGTTCAAGTCAAACGACACAACCCACTTACTCAAGCCAATCTTTGGCTCCTTAACAAAACCACCAACAAGAGCATCATATGTGTTCTGCTTCTTCATCGGCGGAATGACAATGTTTTGTTCAAGCAGATAGTTATGAATAATAATATCCCAGGGACGCACAGTAGTCATTGTGTCATTGTAGTTGACCTTCGCGTCATATGCGATAGCCATAACCTGCTCAATGAACTTCAACTTATCATCTAGCTTTTCGACAAGCACACAGTCATAAATATTATACTCGATAAACTTCTGATAGTTTTTCTTGTAGAGTTCAAGCAGATTGCCATACTCAGAGTAATCAATCTTCTTCTCGCCCAACTCTATTTGTGCAATATAATCTAGCTTATACGATTCCTGATTACCGAAAGTAAACTTACGGTACAGTTGGTAGTAATCAAGCACAGTAACGCCAGCGGGAGAATAGCTTTGATTTTGTTTACCTTTAAATTCTACCATCTTTTCATCAAGAATATGCCAAGGCGACAAACGCTTTGCTTGTTTCTCGTCAAAGAGAAACTTGATGCGATTCACAAGGTAAGGAATGTCAAAGAACTCAATGTTCCAACCAGTAACAATATCCAAGTCAAGAGCTTGCCAGCAGTTGAGAAACTGTAGCATCAATTCATGTTCGTTCTTACACTTGATGTAATTGATAGAGGGATCATTAGTCCTAAATTCACCACATCCAAATACGAATGACTTACCACGATATCTGATAGTGATAGCGGTAACTTCCTTATCTGCTTTTTGAATGTCAGGGAAACCTTCGTCGGCAGCACACTCAATATCAATCGTGCCGATCTTTACCAACTTAGGATCGTAATCAATATCGCCCTTGAAGTCATCAAAGATGTAAAGATATGGGAATGTGGTCAAACCATAAATGTCAAAGTTAGAAACTTCCTCATACTTTTCTATGAAGTCTCTAGCATCGCGGATAGAATCAAACATGAGTTTATCCACACTCTTACCTTCAAGAGTGCGATACTTACCATTTGGTTTACTAATGAAAAGATATGGTTGATAGGCGATAACATCTTTGAAACGCAGACCCATATCAAATCCGCGAACATAGATCTTATCGCC